AGCGCGGCTGAACCATTGCCGGAATTAGCACCTCATGAGGTTGACGGAGTTAATTATATATTTATCTCAAGTATCGAAGAAATGCTTGATGATATTGGATTAGGTTCTTATACATTTGCCGGAACTGATTTTTACAATAGGAAAGATTATACAGATGTACTTACTGATGTACCTATCATAAACGGAACGTACATTCCTTATGATTACTATATAAAATCCGTCGTTCCAGCAATAAATAAATTAAGACAATAGGTGTCCAAAACGGCACCTATTATTTTTATGCTTTTTCCAACGCTGAAATTCTATCTGCTAAACCATTGATGTCACTCTGCAACTTTTGAATATCATCTTTACTTGCCGCTTCGGTATTTCCAAGCAAAACCTTACCTGTCCCCAATATCGGAATAAAGCGCAAGCAACCGTCCTCTGTCACTGATATTTCAAATATAACCTCGCCGTCTTTATTTTTAAAACGTATTGCAGGCTGTTGTATATTTCCCACAAGCTCCGTTGTCTGTAAATACAGACAGCTTCCGATAGTTGCGTCCTTTTTAGTGTCAACGCTTCCGCTGAATACCGCCTCGCCGTTTTCATTGAGGTACACGGCTTGATTGTTCTTTTTGTCGTAAATAATAAAAACAAACTCACCTTTATAATTTCCGAGCCGTATACGGATATTAGCGCCGTCGCTTATCGTCAGCAAATCACCCACTATTTTAAGCAGGTTATTATCCGACTGCACTTCGTTTCGATCTGTGTTCACCGTTCCTTGCACTTTGCGAATGTTTACGCTGTTATTTGCGGTCTGCCACTTTGCAAATTTCTTTGTTTTTTCTGACGTTTGCCATAGTTCGATAAAAAAATCACGTCTGATATGCCCGATTGATATATTACTCTCTTTCGGTTCCAATGGATATGCCTGATACTCAATTACCCTCTGCACATATTCCGTACCGTCTATGTCAAATACGTGTACTGTATCACCTATTTCCAACTTTTCCGCCGCACCGTATTCGGCTAATTTGGATAGGTCAATCAATTTACCGCTGATTGTCAACTGTGGTACGTCAATTCTATCCTCGTTATCCTCGTCAAACTCCCACTTTGCGTTACGATACAGTTTGTCCGCTGATGTATAATCGCTATAGTCCTTGTACCCCTCTTGCACACCGTATTTTTCAATGTTTGGACTGTCTATATATGCTTTGCCACCGTTTACACTGCTGACCGTTAAATCGTCACTTCCGAACGCCCACAAACGCGTTATCATATCGCTTACGTTGCGTTCTATTGATAGGCTCTTCATATTTTTTTCTAATCGCAGTCTGACGCCGTTATCTGTGCCGATACGTTCAACAATGGCAATGTTACATACAATGTTGTTATTACTGTCTATAGTTGTTTCGTGGAATATCTCGCCACGCCCCAAATTTTCTATTATCGTTTTTATAACGTCCCACAAATTCGTTTTGTCGGTAGAGAAAAAATCAATCAGCAGTTCATCATCTGCAACCCACTTCATTCCTTTTTCGCTTAGCTCCGCATTTGTCATAATGTGAAAAATACACTTTTCTTTGACTTCTTCCTTGAAATCCGAAATAATCTTTACCGCCGCTTGTAGCACTGTTCTTGAACTTTTTCCGATATGGTCGTCGATTGTCGGTATAAACGCTTTCTGTGCCTCATACACAAAATGCGGTGTACCGTAAACGTGTAATGTATCTGTACCGCTTGTATTTCGTGTTGTTCGGCTGATTTCGTAAATATGGTTATTTACACTAACCAACATATTTTGACTAATCAAACGCGCTTTTTCATCATACGGATAATCAAATTCCAAACTGCCCGTATCATTTAATATCCTTGTTTCTTTGACGTTATAGGCGTTGTTCAGCACCTCACCCGTTTCAAAACTGTCTGTATATCTGTCGTGCAATCGCATAAATGTTATCTGTCCCATTTGTATATATCCTCCGTTTCTGTATTCCACACATACTGTGGATAAAATGAAAATTCGACCGTTGCCGTCGTGGATAGATTTACTGTATTTGCCCCTGCGTCCAATTCAAAAAAACTGCCTTTGATTTTTTTCATAATACTGTTGCCGTTTACGTCTGTTACCGACTGTTTGTCGCAGTCAATAACGCAGTTTTCAGACACCGTAATACTAATACCGTTACAGGTTATAGTAGTAGACTTTGTGACGTTTGTAACACGCAAAACAGGTCTGACAGGTCGGTCGCCTGTGTTATGTATTGTACTGTCGCCTGCCGTTGTAATCGTGTAATATTCATTCGGTCCGATTGGTATTTCATCATCTAATTTAATATTTGGGTTATCCAAAATCGGACCGTCAAAAATATCAAATACCAACGCCGCCCACGTCTGTACTTTGAACGACACCGAAATAACGGCTTTGTGTCCGTAGTTTTCGGGTTTATAGTCGATTGTTTCAATAACCGACGCATTCCATTTGACATTGGGTGTGTCGTCAAATATCAACTCACCGCGTCCCATTAACCACGTTGTGATTTTTGTGATTTTGCTGTTCAGTTCAGACATATCCGCCGCCGATATTTGCAAATTCATTTTAAATACGCGATTTTTATAAAATTCACGGTTGTATGCATTTGCCGTTGAAAAATCATATTCACCGTCTATATACGGGCTGTCATATGTCTGTATTTTCATTTCCGGTTTAATCGGACGTGACTGTGTTTGTACAGTCACTCCGAAATCGTTTGAATGTTTGTTTTTAAATATAAATCCGTTTCGCATTATCTACCTCCACGTATTATACGTATTCGCCTAAAACGGTACTGTCCGCCGCATTAATTGTGATTTTACTGTTGTTGTTATAGTTCTGCTGTTCAATCTTAATGCCCTTAATCGCTTCGATAATCTCGCCCAAAGTCTTGGTTATCTTGTCATTGCCCCCGCTGACAGATTGCGTTATATCCGCTACAATACCCGTCACGTCGATACTGTCAATGTTGGTTGCAATAGACTTGATGAAATCAGCCTTGCTGTTTTCCAACGCGTCATACTCCGCCTCCAGTTTTTCAATAGTGGCATTGTTTTTGACTTGCAACTGATACAATTCCTCGTCACGTTGCAGTTGTTTCATCTGCTCTTGCAGTTCTTTGTACTTCTGCTGTCCTCTGTCTGTTACTGCATTTGCGTAAATATCCAACTGTGCCTGTGTTTCGGACATATCAGCCTTGCGGTCCGCTACCGTCCAACTGTCCTGTAGTGCCTGTTCCTGTGCAGAAAATTCATCACGCAGTTTATTGATATAGTCCTGCTGTTGCTGTAGCATATCGTCAAACGATTCACCCGCTTGGTCGAACATATCGTGATTTAATTCCGTTATGTTCTCGTTGTATTCTTTGCGACTGATTAACCCTGCGTCATAGTATTCCTGTGTATACTGCTGAATACGTTTTAAACCGGCGATATATTCTTCGTCGGTCATGCCGTAATATTTACGCTGTTCTTCCAACCAGTTCTTGGACTGCTCCACACGTTCCAAATACATATCAGAACCTAATTCACTTTGGTACTTGTCAAACTCGTCCTGTGTCAACTCGCCGTTCGCCAATTCCTCACGGTGTCTGTCCATAACGCGGTTGTACGCGTCAAGCGGACTGTCGCCGTTATCTTGCCAGTCGTTAAAATATGTATGCTCGCTGATGTAGTTTTTTGATATGTCGTACTCTTTCTCAATTTGTTCTTTACGCTTGTCCAAATACTCATCATTCAGCTTGTTTTTTGCCTCTACATATTCTTTGTGACTGATTATACCCTGTGCGTACATTTGTTCGGTGTACGTCTGTATTCTGCCGATACCTGCGATATAATCGGCGGCACTCATACCGTTGTATTTTTCTTGGTGTTCCAACCAATCACGACTGTATTCGGTCATATTGTCGTATAACGTTGAACCTATACTTGACATTTCTGTCGTATAGTCCTCCCACGTCATACGCCCTGCCTCGACTTCCGCCATATTGCGGTCACGAATACGGGTAAATGCGTCGATAGGATTGTCACCGTTGTCGTCCCAGTCATTCAGTGCCGCACGTTCTTCAATATACGACTTTGACAGGTTGTTTAACTCCTGCGTGCGTTTCTGTGTCAGACTGAAAATTTGTTCCTCTATATCGGCAATATCCTTGTCGTTCGACTTGAATTTCTCTTGAAATTCTAACCACTTCTCTAATTCTTGTGCGGTCGTTACTGCGTGCGTTTTGGTGTAATGCGTCCAATCG